CCCGATGGACCCCGGGTACTTCCGGATCTACCGGGAGAAGCCGACGTCACCGATGATCGTCGAGGCCCGCGTCGACGGTGCGGTCCGCAACGTCACCCGGGACGTCGTCGTCGTACGCGGCTGGGCGGCCGTCCCCGGCGTCGACGGTGTCAGCACACTGTCCCTGCACAAAGAGATGCTCCGCGGCGCCCGATCCTACGACGAATACCGCGGCCGGTACTTCGACAACGACGCGACACCCGGGATCATCCTCGAGCACCCCGGCCGGCCAAGCAGGGACCAGCGGCGCGACCTGCTCGCCGCGTGGATGCGCCGCCACAGCGGATCCCGCCAGCGCGGCCGCCCAGGCCTCGTCTGGGGAGGTGTCAAGGTCCACCCCGTCTCCGCGAACCTCCGCGAGAGCCAGGCCGTCGAGCTGTCCGACGCGATCGCCCGGGAGGTCGCGCGCGCGTTCCGGATCTACCCCATCGACCTGATGCACGCCGCGATGAAAAGCGGTGGGATCGCGACCGCGGAGCTGTGGAGCGACGTGTTCATACGGTTCAGCCTGTGGGGTCGGATCCGCCGCATCGAGCGGGCCTTCGCCCGTGACCGGGACCTCTACCCCGACTGGAAGAAGTACCCGCGGTTCGACACGTTCGACTTCCACCGCGGCGACATCAGCACCACCGCGAACAAGATCCGCGACCTCGTGCAAGTCGGGGTCATGGTCCCGAATGAGGGCCGCGGCGAGCTCGGGCTGCCGCCGCACCCGGACGGCGACAAGCTGAACTGGCCGCCCGTCGGAGGCACGAGCCCCGCGAAGGGCGGCGGCGGCACCGACGCACCCCCCGTCGACGACGACGAAGACGACGACCCGCCGGACACCGGCGACGACACACAGGAGGACTGAGCCGATGCCCCCGACGATCAAGCCGGCGACCGTGCCGGAGCTTCGCCGTGCCGTCGCACCGATCCGCGGACTCATGATCCGCGGCGCCGGCGACACCGGCGACGGGACGATCACGATGCAAGGCCACGCAGCCGTCTTCGACGAAGAGACCGTCCTGCTCGACTGGGGATGGTGGCGTCTGCGGGAAGTGATCGCCCCCGGCGCGTTCGCCGCGGTGCTCTCCCGCGACCCGCTCGTGCACCTCGTCCACGAACACGACAACCAGACCGCCGTCGCCGCGACCGACGTCGACGGCACCGGCGGCCTGGAGCTCGAGGAAGACGAACGCGGCCTGCGGTTCTTCGCGCGGTGCGACCCCGAGGACTTCGACGTCGCCCGCCTCGAGAAGAAGATGCGCCTCGGCGTCGTCAAGCAGGCTTCGTTCGCGTTCACGATCGCGCCGAACGGCCTCGAATGTCACAGCGTTTACGACGCGGACGGCAACGAGGACGAGCTGATCACCATCACCGAGATCGGTGAGCTGTACGACGTGTCGATCTGCGCGCAGGGCGCCTACCCGCAGACCGACTCACAACTCGCGTCCCGCAACCTGAGCAGCTACCTGGGTCGCGCCGGCCAGACGGATCCGGCGGGCCCACAGGAGGAACGCGTCGCCGAGGAGCCGCAGGAGGCTCCGGAGGGCGCGGATGAGCCCGTCGCACCGGAATCGGTGGGCGGCGACACAACCGACGAGCGACGACTGCAGCTCGCGCGTCTGCGCGCCCGCAGCCGCCTCGCCGTCGCCACCATCACAGACCGGAGGTAACCCCATGTCCAACGCCACCAACACGCCACGCCGCGACGGAGACGCCTGGGTCTTCCCAGGCGGCCGGCGCATCCCCATCATCGCCGGCGCCGACCCCGTCGCAGACCCGCTCGCGGCGACGAGCGCCCGCGTCGAACGTGCTCGTGAGGCACACCGCGATGCTGTCGTCGCCCTCCGCGACGCCGCCGCCGCGATCGAAAACGCCGACGCGGACGCCGACGTCGAAGCCCTCGAGCAGGCATTCACCGAGGCGGAGGGGACCCTCGAGCACGCTCGCAGTGAGATGGACCTCGCCGAGCGTGTCCACCGGGCCCGCACAGCACAGGTCCCTGACAACGGGCCCGGCATCGACGCGCGCGTCAACGCCGAGCCGCTCACGTACCGGCGCGACAAGCCGGAGATGTCGTACCTCATGGACCTCGCCCGCATGAAGTACCGCCACGACGACGTCGCGAAGGCCCGCGTCGAACGGCACGGCCGGGAGATGAAGGACGAGTACCAGCGCCGCCAGGAGATCGCAGAACGCGTCCAGGACCAGGCGCTCGAGCGGATGCTCGACGAGTCGTTCCTCCCGCCGGAGTTGCGTGAGCAGCTCCGCGCGTCCGGGCTGCTCGTCCAGAAGCGCGCTGTGCAACGCATCGAAGGGCTCGGCGGCGAGTTCATGCCGCCGGTGTGGCTCCTCGACGAGTACGCCGACCGCGCCCGCGCAGGCCGTCCCTTCGCGAACTGGCTCCGCCGGCTCCCGCTGCCCGACAACACCGACGAGATCAACATCCCCCGCATCGTCGCGTCCGGCACCACCGGGATGCACGGCGACAACCAGTCCGTCACGGAGACCGACTGGACCACCGCGATGGTCCGGGTCCCGCGCCGCACGATCGCCGGCCAGATCACCATGCCGATCGCCGCGCTCGACTCCACCCCGATGGCGTTCGACGAGCTGATCTTCGGGGACCTCCTCGCCGACAAGGCAAACCGCGTCGAATCCCAGTGCTTCGACGGGACCGGCGCCGGCGACGACGTCCTCGGGATCCTCAACACCGCCGGGATCAACACCGTCAGCTACACCGACGCCACCCCGACGTTCCCGGAGCTGTGGCCGAAGATCTGGGGCGCCGTCGACGCGATCGAGCAGAACCGCAAGCGCACCCCCGACGGGATCTGGTTCGCGAGCCGCCGGTACAACTGGATCGCCGCGCAGCTCGACGCGCAGAACCGGCCGTTCGTCCTGCCCGTCGCGCAGGGCCCGATGAACGCCCTCGGCATCAGCGCCTCCACCCCCGAGTTCGAAGGCCCGATCGTGAACATCGGCGGCTACACGGGGTACAAGGACAACACCGTCCCCACCAACAAGGGCGCCGGCACGAACGAGGACCGCATCGTCGTGACCCGCAGCCAGGACCACGTCCTGATGGAAAGCGACGACCGCATCCGCGTCCTCGAGGAGACGAAGGGCGACAAGCTCCAGGTCATCTTCCAGGCGTGGGCGTACGTCGCTGTCACGTTCGCCCGGTACCCCGCCGCGACGACGGTGATCTCCGGAACCGGACTCGTCACCCCGACGTTCTGACCCCCAGCTCCCGAGGAGGAGAACAGCCACATGGCAAGCCGAACCAACATCAACATGGAGCTGGGGTTCGTCCAGTCCCTCAGCCCCGCCGCCCGGACGAACGCGACGCACAACGGCACAGGCGTCGACCTCGCCGGCTACGAAGGCGCCCTCGTCAAGTTCGACGTCGGCGCCGTCACCGACGGCACGCACGTCCCGAAGATCCAGGAGTCCGACGACAATTCGACCTTCACGGACGTCGCCGCCGCCGACCTGCACGGCACGCTCGGGAACCTTGCGTCGAACACCCCGCAGAAGCAGGGGTACATCGGGCGCAAACGGTACATCCGTCCGGTCATCACCACCGCCGGCGCGACCACCGGCGCGATCGCCGGCGCGACCGTCGTCCGCGGCGCACCGCACCAGACCCCCGCGGCGTAGCCTCACCCACAACGGCCTAGCCCGCCGGCGCTCCGAACCGCCGGCGGGCACACACCACCACTCAGGAGAGACACACACGATGGCCGAATTCCTCAACGACGCGCAGCGCGACGCGTACCTCGCCGCGCTCGAGGTCGAGCTCAAGGGGTACGAAGCCCGCGAGAAGGCCGCCGTCGCAGTCGGCAACAAGGACGCGACCGCGTTCATGCGCAGCCGCCAGGAACAGGTCCAAGCAGAGATCGACCGGCTCACCGACCCCGACGATGACGACAGCCCGGACGGCGACGGCGACGGCGACAAGCCGAAGCGCACACGCCGCACCTCGACGACGACCCGGAAGCGCCGCACCAAGGCGACCGACGATGGATCCGCCAGCGACAGCGACGACGACGGTGACTCGGACGGTGACGATTCGCCGCCGGAGGGCGGTGAGGGCGGCTCGTCCGAGTGACGAAGCGCCCTGAGAAGCGCCAGGCACCGGCGAAACCGCCGGTGCCGCCGCGCCCACCGAAAAAGCAGGCCATCACCCGACCGCGCGTGAAGAAGCAGACACGTGGCTGAGCTCGTCACCCTCGAAGAGATCAAGCGTCGCCACGACATCACCGACACGGCGTGGGACGAAGTGATCATCGACTGGATCGAAGCCGCGAGCGACGCCGCGCAGCAGTACTGCGGCGGCCGCCAATTCGAGAAGGCCACAGCCGCGACGTCACGCGTGTTCCCCGTCGCCGGCGGCGCGGAACTCCTCGAGGTCCCCGTCGACGACCTCGCCGCTGCGCCGACCCTCGTCGAGCTGCGAAACGAGTACGGCGACCTCATCCGCACCGTCACCGCGGAAACCGTCACCGTCCCACGCAACCTGATCGCCGGTGACTGGCGCCCGATCACCGCCCTCGCGTTCCGGCCGAGCGTCACCCTCCGACCGGAATGGGAGCTCCACGTCACCGGCACTTGGGGATTCCCGCTCGTACCGCCGCAAGTGCGGGAAGCCGTCGCCGAGACCGTCAGGGAATGGCTCCGCGGCACCCAAGCAGTCACTAACGAAGCACCCGCCCTCACCGAACCGGGATTCCCTCAGGCGCGCGGGTTGCCGCTCAAAGCGAGGATGCTGCTCGAGCCGCTCACCGACTGGACGGTGCCGGCGTGAAGATCACGGTGCGCGCCCGGACGGAGGATGCCCGCAGGGCATTGCGGCAGTCACGCCGGGAGCTGCGTTCCGACATGCTCGACATCGCTGAGGACCACGGTCGGGCGCGGGTCCTTCCGACCGCCCGCCGCCTCGCCCCGTCCATCGTGTCGCAGCACCTGATCGTCCGTCGGTCCACCGCGCGGGTGAGGCTCACGACGAACGCCCGCGGGATGAACCGCCGGATCCTCGGGTACCTCAACTTCGGCGGGACGATCAGGACGACGCTGAAGCCAACCGGGCGGCGGAAGGCGATCCGCATGCCGGACGGCCGGTTCGTCGCGCAGATCCGCACACCCCGGTCGTTCCAGGGTCTGCATTTCATGGAGCAGGCCCGCGACCAACACGTCCGTGAACTACGCCGCCGGTACAGGCGGGAGCTCCCCGCGATCATCCAGAAGCGACTGGACAGCGCCTGATGCCGACCGAGCTCGACCCCGCCGCGAAGATCACCGCCGTCGTCGACGGACTCGTCGCCCGGTTCGCGACGATCCCGCCTGACGCCGCGGGGCGACCCGTGACGGTGTACGACCACGACATCGAAGCGTTCAAACCGCCGGCGATCATGGTCGGCGTCGTCGACGTCGAACGCACCGGCCTGCGGGAACCGGAAACGGAGCTCGGGAAGGACGACTGGCTCCTCACGATCCACGGCACCGCGTACGTCGCCCTCCAGGACCGCAAGAACGACCAGACCGCCGCCCGCCGCCTCGTCGGGCAGATGATCGCCGCGATCGACGCGTCACCAACCCTCGCCGGTGAGGTCGACGAGGTGAAGCTCGTCGAGGCGCGCACCGGTTACAACACCGAGCAGGCGAACAGGCGCCTCATCGTCATCGAGTTCGAGCTCGAGGCGCTCGCGCAACTCCCCGACCTGTAGCCCCGTGATGCACCCCCGACACACGAACGCCGAGTGGGAGGACCACCCAATGCCCGAGACACCTGACCTGACCGACCACCCCGGGGTGGAGGTCGTCCACTTCGGCGAAGCCTCCGGCATCCCCGGGCTTCACCAGCCACCCGCCGTCGAACCGGTGAGACGGAAGCGCAGCCGCCCCGCCCGGACGGGCAAGCCCGCCGAGCCAGATGGGCCGGCGGCTGAGACCAGCAATGAGCCGCCCGCTGAGGCGACCACGAGTGAGGAGGACGCCTGATGGGCAAGATCAGACTCCGGATGGAGGAGACCCCCCGGTACGAGTCCGCGCCGTCGACGACGCCATACCGGATCTCGACGGTGTCGCACTGGATCCCCGGTGTCGAAGGTCTCCTCGTCCCGAACCCGTCATACATGGACCGCAACGACGAGATCCGCAACAACCTCTCCCCCACCGCCCAGTTCCTCGACCGGTACGCCCCGTCCGGGAACATCCGGATGCGGTCGTACATCAACCAGATCGCCCCGTTCCTGCACCTCGCAGGGCTCGACGGGACCGTCGCAGCCGGCGCCGGCACGAACGAGCACAACACCGTCAGCCAGGGCGGCACGTGGACGGGCGGGACGTTCACCGTCACGAGCCCGACGTTGACGATCACGAGCAACCCGATCCCGTGGAACGCGACCGCCGCGCAGATGCAGGAGATCCTCGAGGGGACGTCCGTCGCCCCGACCGCGGCGACGTTCGGCCGCGGGAACGTCGAGTGCACCGGCGGCCCGCTGCCCGCCACCCCGATCGTCGTGAAGTTCGTCGGGTTGCACGCCGCGAAGGTCCTCACGACACTCACCGGCAACGCGACAGGCCTCACCGGGACGACCCCCACCGTCAGCGTCGCGAAGACGCAGACCGGTGCCGCCGGCGCGGTCCTCGACCCGGACGGAAACGGCATCCCGACGGGTGCGACCCGCATCCAGTACGCCAAGCGCGCCGGCGCGACACCGAAGAGCGCCGACATCCAGATCAGCTACGACGACGTCAGCATGTTCCTGCAGGGGCAGGGGTACGGTGTCACGCAGGTCGCCCTCCCCGGGAGCATGGACTTCAGCGTCGACATGCTCGGGTTGTTCCTCGACGAGATCTCCGACCCCGGCGTCTCCGCCGCCCTCGACACGAGCACCATCATCCCCCTCCGCGCACCACGGCTGCTGCTGACGTGGCTGTCCGGCGGTGCGAACGTCGAGACCGGGTCGTTCGGTTTCAACCTCGCGAACCCGATCGAAGCGAAGGGCCACCACGGGATCCGCAGCGACTTCCCGACGCTGCTGCAGTACGCCGGCCAGGACGGCGGGATCGTCCGGCTCACCGGGAACCTCACCGCCCACCAGTTCGACGACCAGGACTGGGACGCGATGATGTCCGCCGGTCCGTTCACCGCGACGGCCGACTACCTCGGCGACACGAAGATCTCGACGTCCGGCGCGTACTACCGGATGTGGATCGAGATGGCCGCGGCGCAACTCGTCGGCGGCGGCCCGGAGGGCCTCAAGAACATGCGCCGCCACGGCGCGAGCTGGGAATTCTCGAGCGCGTACAGCGAATCAGCCGGGTACGACTTCCGGATCACCCTCCTGTCCGGGGTCACCGCACTGGAGACCTACGTATGAGCGACGAGATCAAGATCGGGCCGGACACGTTCACCCCGGCCCGGCAGACGTTCAAGCAGCTCCTCGAGCTCTCACCACTGCAGGACAAGGTTGACGCCCTCCGCGACGAGGTCATCGGACTGCGCGGCCAACTCGACCACGCCGAAGCGGCGATGTTCGCCCTCGCCGACGCCGAAGGCGATTACGACCTCGCCCGCCTCGACGAGTTGAAGCGGAAGCGCCGGGAACTGCGGGAACGCACGAACGCCGCAGCTGTCGAGCACTTCAAATCCCGCGTCGACCTGATTGCCGTCCGCCTCGTCCCGCGGCCCGACGTCGACTTCCTCCTCGAGCATCTCGACGCGGAAGACCTCGACCGTGTCGTCGAGGAACTCAACCGCCCTACGAAGCCCCCGTCGGACCAGGGGAGCGGGACGCCCTAGCCGCCGTGGGTCGCGCACTCGAACACGGAGTCCCGTGGGACGCCGCGATGAACCTTACCCCGGACCAGGTCGCCATCATCATCGACGCCGTTTACGCCGCCCGCCAGGAGGCAGACGGTGGCTAGGCGCCGCGGAGGGGCCGCCACCGTCGACATCGACGGTGACGAGTCCGGACTCAGGTCCAGCATTCGTCGCTCTGAGGGGTCCCTCGACCGCCTCGACGCAGTAGGTCGAAAGAGCCTCGGCGGGCTGCGAATCGGTGCGCTCGCCGCCACCGCCGCCGTGACGGGCTTGTCGGCCGCCGCCGTCCGGTTCGGCACCTCGAGCGTGAAGGCAGCGCTCGAAGCGGACGCCGCAATGGCCCGCGTGAAACGGATGGTCGACGCCGCCGGGATCTCGTGGGACCGCAACGCCGGCGCGATCGAGAAAGCGATCGACGCTCAGTCACGGCTGTTCAAGATGGACGACGAGGCCCTCGCCGGCACGTTCGCGAACTTCGTCCGGCAGACGAAGGACATCAACGAGGCACTCACCCTGAACGCTGACGCCGCGAACCTCAGCCGCGGCCGGCAGATCGAGCTCGAACGCGCCGCCGCGATGGTCCTCAAGATCAACACCGGGAACTTCCGGGCGTTGAAGTCCCTCGGCATCGCGACGGACGACATCAAGACGAAGGAGCAGGCCCTCGCGGTCCTCAGGCAGCAGTTCGCCGGGCAGGCCGAGACGCAGGGCCGCCAGGCCGCCGGACGCCTCGACGGACTCAGAGTCGGGTGGGAGAACCTTCAGGAGACGATCGGGAAGGGCACCCTCCCCGTCATCTCAGACGTCGCCGCGAAGATCGAAGCCAACGTCCTCCCCCAACTCGACCGGGCCGCGGACCGTATCGGCGACATCTTCAGCGACAAGAACCTCGACCTCGGCACGAAGTTCGAACGGTCATGGGACGAGATCCAAGCGACCGGCCTCCCTGACCGCGCCCGGTCGGCGATCCTGGAGGGGTTCGCGTTCGTCGGGGCGAATGCACCCCGGGCGATCATCAACGCGATGGCCGACGCCCCGTGGGAAGGGAAGGTCGCCCTCGGCGCGCTCCTGCTCGCGAAGTTCGGCCCGGCGTTTCGCCTCGTCGGCGCAGGCGCCGGGAAAGCCCTCGGCGCCGGCGCCGCCGGGACGGTCGCCAGCAAAGCCGCACCCGTCCCCGTCTTCGTCGTCAACAACCTCCCCGGCAGCGGCGGTGGTGGTGTTGGCGGCGCTGCTGGGAAGGTCAGCAGGGCGGCTGGGGCGCTCGGCGCCGGCGCGATCGCGATGCGCGGCGCCGGCGCGATCGGTGCGCTCGCGCTCGGCGGCGCCGCGTTGAACAAGCTGACCGATGAGACGGAGATCGGCGGGGCGTTCTTCGAATCCAAGGCGGACGAGCAACGGTCGATTCTGCGTATGAGGAATCGGTTGGTTGAGGCGGCTCGGCAGGGCGCGGAGGCGTTCAAGGCGGAGTGGCGGCGTCGTAACCCGTTCGACATGAAAGGTCAGGCCGACAGCGCCCTCATCCAGGTCGACACGTTGATGAACCGGGTACAGACCGCGATCGCGCGCGGCAACCCCCGGAAGGAGTGGCAGAAGATCGCGGCGGACGCCACCCGCGAGCTCGGGTTCATGACTCCGGTCGCCCGGAACATCGCGTCGGACACGATGGTCCGGTTCGCGACAGAGCTCGAACGGAAAGGTCAGGTCCCGCGCGGCACGGCCAGGCGCCTCGTCGGCGACCTCACGAAGAAGTTCGGGGAGCTCCCTGAGGCGACTCGTCGCGCAGCCGACCAGTCAGTCCCGAACCTCGAACGGATCAATCGGGTGCTCGACACGATGCGCCGCCGCGCTGCCGAAGCGATCGCCGCCGTCGGCGGAGCGCAACGCCGCGGAGACGACTCCGGTGTTAGCCGCGCCCGCGGCGGCGTCCTGCCGGGGACATACAACGGCCGGGACAACATGTTGATCGCCGCGGCGTCCGGGGAAACGTTTCTCACCCCGCACCAGGTCCACCTCGTCGACTTAGGTATGAGTGTCCGGCAAGCCCTCGCGGCGACCGGCGGAGTCGTCGGCGGCACAGGCTTCGCGACTGGTGGTGTCGTCGAAGGTGCCGTGAAGTTCGCCCGGGCGCAGGTCGGGGAACCGTACGTGTGGGGCGGCGGGCACAGCTTCGGGGACCACCGCGGGTGGGACTGCAGCGGATTCGCATCGAACGTCGCGGCCCGCGTCCCCGGGTACCGCGGTGGGATCGGGACGACGATGACCCTCTACCCGAGGTCGAGGGCGGCGCGCGGTGGCGAACCGGTCGTGTTCGGGTTCCGGGGGATGTCGTCGAACGATCCGCGCAAGCAGCACATGGGGATCCGTGTCGCGGGGACATGGTTCAGCGCCGGCGGCCGTGGCGCCCGGACCGTCAAGACCGGGGACAGCGCGTGGGAGGCGCTGCGCGTCCCACCGGGCCTCGAGAACCTCACCGACGAAGCGACAGGTGATCTCGGGCCGGAAGGCACCCCGGACCAGCCGACACCGCTGCAGCGGCTCTCCCGTGCGATCACCCGCCGGTCCCTCGGCGGGATCGACGTCGGCGCGGAGGCGCCGTCAGGGATGAGCGACGCCGGGCAGCAGGCCGTACGATCGGCCGCTGTGTCGGCGGGGTCGAAGGTACTCGCGTCCGGCGCCGGCCCGGAGGCGGCGCGGGAAGCGGCGGACGATGCGCGGCGCGCCGCGGAGATCCAGTGGTGGACGGGGCAGCGCGACGTCGCGATCCGCAACCGCGACAGGCTCGTGCAGGAACGCGGCCAGGCCATCGGGCGGCTCCGCCAGCTGTACCTCGGTGGTGTGAAGCGTGGGGAGAAGCAGGCGGTCGTCGCGTTGCAGAAGAAGATCGCGGAGCTGAACGCCGCGCGCGACAAGTGGAACGCGTGGCTCGGCGAGGTCGACGCGCAGTTGTTCGACCTGGGGGTGCAGGAGGCGGAGGACCGCCAGGAAACGGGCCTGCCGGGCGACTCGGCCGGCACGGTGCAGACCGACGGGTCGCTCACTGCCGACCAGGAAGCGGTGTTGCAGGCGCAGCTCGAGCAGGCGAACCAGCGTGCACAGGTCGCCGCGAACGCGACCCGTTCCCTCGAGCAGTTCCTCACCGCCGCGCTCAGCCCCGGGGACCTCAGCGGCGGCGGCCTCTCGGCGTGGCAGGCCGCCGGCGGGACCCTGAACCTGTTCCAGATTCAGGCGTTGACGCTCGGCGACCCGCAGGTCGCGACACGGACGATCGCTGAGATCGCCCGCGCCGGCGCTGCGCAGGCGCCACGCACGGCGACGGTGACGGCGGTGGGTCCGTGAGCGCGTACCTCGCCCTCGAGGCGTACGACCCGGCCCGGACGAAGCTCGAGTTGATCACCGCCGCCGCCCCGGGGGCGAACCCGACGATCGTCACGTTCGAATCGGACTGGGGTGCCGCGCTGTGGGAGCAGTCGTTCAGCGGGCCGCGCGGCACCCTGGGGCGGCGGTCCGCCGGGCAGCAGCTCAGGAACCGTGAAGGGCGGATCGTCATCCGGATCTACGGGTCGGCGAAAGACAACGTCGCCGCCCGGTTGAGCGCTCTGCACGAGCAGTGGGACCTGATCCGCCGGTTCGGCGGGCGCGTCACACGCCGCGACCACGGTCAGACGTACCGGCAGCACCTCGACGTGCTCGGCACGGAAGGCGCGATACCGCAGTGGACGCCGCAGCTCACGAACCGTGACGTCGCGACCGTCACGCTCCCCGCCCAGTTCGCCCCGTACGCGCTCGGCGACCCCCTCGACATCGACGACCAGTTCACCGTCGACACCCTCGCGGACTACACGTTCGACGCCGGCGCCCCGGCGAACGTCACGGTCACCGGCGGCGCCCTCGACGCCGTCGCGAACTTGACGACGGAGAACCGGCTGATCCACACCGCACTCGGGTACACGTACTCCGACCACCAGGTGACGGTCTCGTTCGCCCCCGGGGCAACCATCTCGAGCTTCAAGGCGGGCTGCATCATCAAACGGGTCGACGCGTCGAACTACTTCGAGGCGTACGTCGACGACAACGGCACGAACAGCCGCATCAGACTCGACAAGATCATCGGGGGATCTCGCACGAACATCGGGTCGATCAACGTGTCCCGGATCTCCAACGGGACCCTCGGGATCGTCCGGGGCCGCATCGAGCGGAACAAGGTGATCGCCGAATATCATTTCGGCCAGCTAAAGGACGTCCGTGACGTCTCTGCGACGACGGTGACGTACACGTTGACGACTGGGGAGCAGGCGACGTTCGGCGCTGAGCAGGCCGGGCGTGGCGGGATCGTCTGGACGCCGCAAGACACTGATGCCGCCATCTACCAGTTCGAGGTCACGCCATACACATACCGGCGGACCAGCCTCCCCGAAGTGTTCCGGCTGAACGGGGTACCTGGCGACGCACCCGCCCTTGTCGATGTGACGTTGACCGCGACGGACCGCGGATCGCAACAGTTCGCCATCGTCGGGTGGATGCCAGCCGCCCCCGCCGTGAACCTCGTCGACACGAGCGACGAGTTCGGCGCAAATGGGACACGCGGCTGGGCGATCGCGGCGGTGACGAACATCAACGCCGACGCGACGTCCATCACCTCCGAAGCGGCAACCCCACCGAAGTGGGCGGCGAACGCACTCAGGGTCACCGCCGTGTCCGGCAACGCCGACTCCGGTGCGTCACGCCGGGTGTGGAGGAGGTTCCGTCAGGGCCACACGTACACATTCCGGGCGTGGGTGAAAGCACCGTCCGGCTCAACGGCGAACGTCGCTGCGAGGGTTGGGAACAGCGCCGCCAATGATGTCGCGACCGGGTCGAACGTCGCTCTCTCCTCCGGCTGGCAACTCGTCACGGTGGCGTGGACACCGACCGCCGACCGGGCGGATGCGCATATCACCGTGATCCGTCGAACGTCTGGGGCAGCGGACGTCTTCGAGGTCGACGGCGAGCAGGTCTATGAGGGGACGACCGCTCCGACGTTGCCGTCGCAGATCGAGGGACGCGGCGGCGTCGCACCGTTCGGGGTCCTCGAGGCGGAGAACGGCTCCCAAGTGTTCTACCCGGTGACGGCAGACTCCGCGGCGTCCGCAGGGTCGATGGTGCGTACATCCGCCGTCGCACGCGTAGACCCGAACGTCATCACACCGGACGACGACGGTGCCGACACCGCACTCGTCGAAGTGTGGGGGCGGTTGCGTCTCGGCGGGTCGTTCACATCGATCCGGGCGAAGGCGAACGTCAGGCCGTACCTCAACATGCAGAATCCCGACACCGGGGAGTCGTATTTCTCGCCGTACACGTGGTCGCTGGAGCATGGCGAAGCGGGCCGGCCGATCGTCACTCCGCAAGGAGTGGGGCTCAAGAGCCGGATCATACGGTTCGGGACGCTGCCGATCCCGGTCCGGAACGACGAGTCGAACTACGTCGTCCAGGCGAAGCTCGATTATGTCCCCGGGTCGTTGACGAGCACCGCCGCGAAGACATCCGGTGGTAGCGAGGCTCATACGCTCGGGACGTGGGCGAACCCCACCAATGCCAACGCCTTGGACGCCGCCTACACCACACCGGCTGCACTCGGCAACAACTACCGGTGGAAGACGTACGCCTTCGGCCTGCCGGGCGGTGCGACAATCGCCGGGATTGAGGTGCGGGTGACGGCGAAACAGAGTGCCGCGGGGGGAGGGGACATCGGGATCCAACTCTCCTGGGACACGGGAACTACCGTCACCACCGCACGGTCAGTCACAGAAGGGAACCTCGACATAGTGTTGGGTGAGTACGTCGTCGGCGGCCCCGAAGACCTCTGGGGGCGATCATGGGTCGACACGGAGTTCAGCGACACGAACTTCCGGCTGGTGCTCCACGACTGGTGCGACCCGGGTGTCACGCCACAGGTCGATCTGGTAACCGTGAAGGTGTACTACTCGACAGCGACTGACGTCGCGTACATCGACTGGCTCCTGCTCGTCGGGGGCCGCCGCCGGGCAGTCACGAAGACCGGTGTTGACCCCCCGAAAGGAACAGCCCTCATCCCCTACTCGGCGAACGTCGAGGTCATCAAGAGGGTAGATGCGGACCTCAGTGGACACCTAAGCGTCCAGAATTACATAGCGGGTCAGGGCGGTCGGAACACTCGAGCCCCCGGGTACGCACTGAGCTCAGGATTGGGTGGAGCCCTCATTGAGATTCCCCCCGGCAACACCGATGTCGTCGTCGCGACGTCGAACCTCGTCCCTGACGCCCCGACCTCAAGCCTCGAGGACGACGAGTTCGGCTACTTCATGTCGGTGCGGTTCTCCGTGACGCCCAGGTGGGCGATCCTGAGGGACGTATAACGCGTGGACGCGACCGTCAGGATCCGGAACCCCGACGGGGAATGGGCCACGATCGGTACCGGTGAAGCCCGCGGTGTTGTCGCTGAGAACCTGACGTTGTCGGCGGATGAGCGCGGCCCATCCTCCTGCGGGTTCGTGCTGAAACGCCCGAAGGATGTGCCGTGGGGAGACCTCACCGCCGGCAACCAAGTCGAGGTGGAGGTCGACGGGAAGGTCGTGTGGGGCGGACGGACCAAGCAGACTCCCTCCAGCGGGAAGGGGTCGAGTGAGCAGATCACCGTGCAGTGCGAAGGGTGGCGCGCCCACCTCGACGACGACCAGATCGACCGGGGGTGGGTCCACACGCGCCTCAGCGACTGGCGGGACCAGCGCACATTCCAGAGCGTGCAGCTCGGGAACTTCGTCCCGGATTGGGCGCCGACCGGGAGTGGCGGAACACATGTGCTGGGGCTCCCGTACAACGCAGGGTCCGCGAACGGGTATGCGTCCGGGGTGACGTTGGACCTCGGTCCGAACCGAGTGGCGAGACGCGTCGTCGTGCAGTGGGGGCAGATCAACGGGAACGCAGCGTTCCAGTTGTACGCCCGGTCGCACAGCACACCGAACGCGCTAGGAGGATCCTTCTCCGACGGCATCAGTATTGGACATGAGACGATCGCCGCGTATTCAGCTTTGACGGCGAGCGCGGGGACGTTCAGCACGGGGTACCGGTACGTCAGCCTGTTCTTCTACCGTGATGACGGAGCTCCCCTCGGGTTGAGCGGAGGCGACCACCTCGTCCACATCGCGAGCTGCAAGATCTTCACTCAAACCCGCGACGAGTCCGGGAACGCATCGATCCTCAAAGCGAGCGACATCGTGAAGGATGTCCTGACGTCTGGCGGGCTGCCGCTCCTCGACCCGTCGACCGTGAAAATCGACGCCACAGCGTTCGCGATCCCGGACTTCTGGCCGGACGGGTACCGAACCCCCGGGGAGATCCTCACCGCCGCGAACGCTTTCCACGACTACCTCCTGGGCGTCGACGCGGAACGCCGGTTGTTCTTCCGTCAGCGCCCGACCGCGCCGTTGTTCGACACGGGGTCGTGGTCGGGCGGGTCGTTTGACGACGCGAGCCTCGGGAACCTCGACGACCTGTACAACCGCGTCCTCGTCGAATACACCGGCCCGGATAGTGAGCGCGCCGTCGTGGCGCGCACATCCGAGTCGAGCATCCTCACCCGCCAAGGATTCACCCGATCGCACCGCCTCACCGTGAACGCCGCCCTCACCGCCGCGGCCGCGGAGCAGATCGGGGATGTGTGGCTCGCCCGGCATGCCACGGCGCCGCTCGCCGGGTCGATCACCGTCACCAAGGGGGACGTACGCCGAGCGGACAGTGGCGCCGAGGTCCACCCGTCGGAGCTGCTCACACACACGGGAGAGCGGATCGCGTTGACGGACCGCGTCGACCCTCAAACCGGTGCCGTCGCCCGCGTCGGGACGATCGTGAACGTCACGTACAACGCCGACCAGGAGTCCGCGCAAGTCCAACTCGACAACGACACCGGGTCATTCGAAGGCCTACTGTCCCGCCTCGCGGTGATCCAGGGGGCAGGGTGACGGAGGAAGTGATGCACCTCGTCCTCGACGCGATCCACGAGGTCCGGAAGGACGTCCAGGACGTGAACGGGCGCCTCGACCGGATGGACACGGAACGCGCCCGCGCGCGCGATGAGCGCGCCGTCCGCGACAACGAGGTCCTCCAACGATTGACGCGCGTCGAGGACAAGCTCGACTTCACGAACGGGAAGGTCACCCGCCACGACGGAGAGATCCGGGACACCAACAGCCGCGTCGAGGTACTGGAGGAGGACCGCGATCGCAAGTCGTGGGCGCGGCGCCTTATCGCCCGCCCCGTCTTTTACGTCTTGAGCACAGTTGTCGCCGGCGTGGTCGGCGCCGTGATCAACCACTTCGCCGGATAGGAGGACCGACAGATGCACACAACACCCGACGAGCGGGAGGACCAGCCATGGCCGTCGTGAAGATCCCCGCGCAGCCGCTGCGCCTCACCGACCCGTACACCACAGGCCCGTTGGTGCGCGCCGTGCAGCACGCCCTGCGCAACACCGGGATCGAGCAGGACGGCGTGTACGGGCCGGAGAGCGCCTCTGTGGTCGCGCAATGGCAGTGGCGTGACGGCGCGTACTACCACCGCGGCGCCGTCGCCCCCGCGGAGCTCGAAGTACTCCTCGGCCGCCGCCGCCGCGACCAGGCGTGGCTCCGCCGCCGCCGTGAACGCGTGGGGAAGCCGAACCCGACGCCGATCCCGCTCGTCCATCAGGTGCTCATCCGGCCGCGCCTCGAGATCGTGGAGCGCGACGTGTGGCTCCCGTTCCCGCCTGCGGGGCGGAGCGTCGTCAGCCACTACGCGGGAATTGGGCACGTCGTGCACTGGTTCGGCCCCGGCACCGCCGCGGAGACCAGGGCGGCGGGTGTCGCGCAGTGCGTCGGTTTCGCCCGCTACCACCGGTTCACGTTGGGGTGGGCGGACCTCGGCTACAACTTCGCGATCCTGCGTGACGGGTCGGGGGACCGGTTGTGCACGGTCCTTGAGGGCCGCGGCGACAACGTCCGCGGCGCCCACTCCGGCCACAACGTCGCGAACGCACAACCGGGGGTCCTAGTCCTGTGCGGCACCGGGACGCCACGCCCGACCGACGCGCAGCTTCGCACCCTGCAGGAGCTGCGGCGCGTGAAGAAGTGGGGGCGGCGCACCGGCCACCTGGAGTGGTCGGCGACGTCGTGCCCCGGCCCTGTCCTCACCCCGTGGGTCCTGTCCCACCGATAACAAAGGAGCCCTCATGGGTACCCGCATCGATCAGAAGGCCGCCGGTGTCGCCGGCGGCGGGTTCATCAGCCTCATCCTGATGTTCGTCACGTCGAAGCTGTTCGAGACGTACGGTTGGCAGCCACCTGAAGCAACGGTCCTCGCGCTCGTCGCGGCGCTCTCCGTCCTCGCGACGTTCGGCCTCGGCTACTGGCTGCCGAACGAGCTGTACCCCCTCGTCGGGATCGACGAGAAGGTGTCGTGGGGGACGTTCGGCGCGGCGCTCGGGTCGACGGTGTGGATCGCCGTGACGCTCGCGTGGGACGACGTCGCCGCGTGGCCGCTCGACGACCAGGTCCTCGTGCAAGGCGCGATCGCGACATTGTTCGCCGCCGTGTTCGGCTACCAGAAGCGAAACGCGGCGTCACCGATCCCGGGCGACGGCGTCCTACCCGCCGCGATCGACGCGGACGAGCTCGCCGAGCACGACCGGATCGCAGCTGGGGGTGGTTCGTGATGGGCAAGGCGACTGTTATGCACCTGGGCCTCAGGATCCGGAAGCTTGCGGACAAGTCAACGGGTGAGCGCCTCGAGCGTTGGGACCCGGAGACGGGAGAGAAGTACCTCCTGAACCCGGCGAACGGCCTGCGCGAGGGGTGGCCGCTCCTCGGCGTCGTCCCAGAAGGCGACCTGCCGAAGCACGCGGTCATCCCGACGTCGTTCGTGGAGCTCGGGATCCGGGACGGGTGGATCACGGTGGAGGGGTCCCGCATCGTCACGAGGCCCGGCGGCCCGGAGCACGACCCGTGGCGCGTCGACCCAGAGAAGGGGATCCCGCATGTCCGCCGGCACGTCGACGCGATCGTCCTCGGGTTCATAACCGGGCCCGCCCGGTACGTGGTGACGGAGAACCCGGACAAGTGGCACGACGGCCCCCCTGGTGAGGACCGCGCCGGCGACCCGGGCGCCGAGGTCCGCAACTACTACCTCGCGACCCTGGAGGACTGACCGATGGCGAACCTCGTATTCACGCGCAGCGCCGGACGGTTCACCGAGTTCACCGAGCGCGTCAACGCGAACGACCCGACGAACGCCGTCCTCGTCTGGATGGTCCTCGCGACATCTGGCCTCGAAGCGGACAACACGCTCCGGCAGAAGGACTCGTTCTCCGACCTCGTCTCGGGGACGACGAACGAGGTCACCAACTCCGGGTATAGCCGGTCGACGTTTGACCAGGCCGGTGGGTTGACCGTCACGTACGACGACACGAACCACCGCACCGACGTCGACGGCCCCGACATCACGAAGACGGGTGTCGCCGCAGGTGACGGGTGGTCACGCGCCGTCTACGGGTACGACTCCGACTCGACCGCGGGGACCGACGCGAACATCCTCCCCAGCGTCCTCCTCGACTTCGTCGTCACCCCTGACGGGTCGGACATAACGCAGCAGGTCGGGGCGAACGGCTTCTACCGGGCAGCGACATGACCCGGGCGCAGCTCATCGCCGCGGTCGTCGGTGTCGTCGCAGTGGGGACGGTCGTCGGTGTCGTCGTCACCGAACCGGGGGACGACAGGGTCATCGACGTCGCCCTTGAGGCGGATCTGCGGCGGGACCTCGGGGCGATTCGCAACCGCGCCGTCGTCGTCGCCGGCTACCACGTCGCGGGGTCTCCGAAGAACGCGGCGGCGTTGGCGATCGCCGGTCGTGCAGACATCGCCGTCGGACGACTCGACGCGGCGACGCTGGTGATGCAACCGCCACCTCCAACGCCGACGGACACGACACCGACTGACCCACCGCCTGTGTTCGTGGCGGACCGTTACGTCAGCCCATCCGGGGATGACACGTCGCCTGGGACGATCGACAGGCCGTGGAGGACGATCCAGAAAGCCGTCGCGACTGCGACCGCCGGGCAGGTCGTCGCTCTGCGCGGAGGGACCTACAGCGGCACCGTCACGGTCTCACGGGCAGGCACACAGGCCGCGCCGATCACTATCGCCGAATACCCCGGTGAGGCCGCCGTCTTCTCGGAGGGCGGGACGCCGTTCAACGTCGCAGGGTCGGCGGCGTGGTGGGTGTTCCAGGACTTCACGATCCGGGGTGCCACGGGTGCGAGCACCACTAACGTCTACGGGCAGGGATCATCACACGACATCGTGTTCGACGGCGTCGAGATCCGCGACTCCGAACGTCAGGGCGTGTTCCTCGACCGGAGGACCGCGCGGTACACCTTCCAGGACTGCCTCGTCGCCGACAACGGCGGGTCCGGCCCCGTCCAGCAGGACCACGGCCTCTACCTTGAGGGCACCGGTCACGTCGTCCGGGGCTGCACCGTCCGCGACCAGGCAAACGGGTACGGAATCCAGGTCTACCCCTTCGCCCGGGACACCCTGATCCAGGGTAACGTTGTCGAGGCCGTCCCGTTCCGCGCCGGGATCATCATCGGATCCGACGTCCAAGGCACCGTCGTGGAGGGGAACACGTTCCGCGCCCCGATGGGCGGTGTCGGCGGCGTCTCCCCCGCACGTGCAGTCGGGTCGTGTTGCGGCCTCCCGTCCGTTGGCGGCAATGTCGTCCGCGGCAACACGGCGGACTTCCCGGCGGCGTTCCAAGGCCAGCCCGGGCTCTCTTATAGCGGGAATCAGTCGCCGTAGATGGCGCAGCGCCTGAACACTGTCGAGTACGCGTTCCCGCAGAACGAGGCGTCGCTCGCCTCCGCGACCCGCTTCGACTTCGCGGCCCTCACCTTGAACATCCCGGAGGCGACGTCACGGACGTTCCGGTCGGTGATCGTCGAGGTGACGATGCGCGGCACGGAAACCGTCGCGACGTCCCTCACGTCGATCCTGATCGGCATCAAGCTCGGGGCCGCTGCGTTCAACGACGCGACCGTGACGGACACCGTCACGAACAGCGGGGAGCAGCAGACGTTCATCTTCACGCGAGACGTGACCAGCTACTTCAACACGAACTTCGGTGCCGGCGGTTCCCAAACCTGTCAGGTCGGGTTGAACGTCGGGGCCCTCTCGACGGCGAACCACGCCGTCCGCCTCATCATCACGTACGAGTTCGACGACGCGTCGCAGGACACGATGGTGAAGACCGTCCGGATCCCGTTGGAATCGAATACGGGGGCGCTAACAACATCCTTGGTGTCCGTCGGGTCCGCGCAGATCCCGAACCTCTCGACGTTCTGCCCGGAGGCGTCGAAGACGTTCCGAGACATCTTCTTCATCGTCGAGGGGAACGAAGGGACGGCCGGGACGACTGACGCGACCTTGAACCTCGCCCTCGACGCGGAGGGTGCGGACGCCGACTTCAGCCACGAGAACGGTCTCAACTCCGCGTGTTGGTACCGCCGGATTTGGAAGCGGACCGACATGACGACGAACGCGACGCACGATCTGAAGGCGGCTGTGTCGTCGACGGCGGGGTTCACGTTCAACCACCTGACCGTCACCCTCGTCGTGACGTACGAGTACTCAGAAGACTCGTCGACGTCGATCCTCAACAGCCTGATGATTCCGCTTCCACCGATCGACGAGGTGTGGCTCGGGGCGTCGGCTACGGGGGACAAGACCCGGATGCAGGTGAAGTTCTTCGTCGAGGAGCCGGCGACGGTCGCCCTCGTCCAGTCCGGCGTCTATGTGACGTGGTCGATAGACACGTCGCAGAACCTGTCCGTCGCCGCCGGCGGGCAGACCGCCCGTGCGTACACGGGGGCGGCAGGGACATTGACGTGCGGTGGGTTCAATGTGATGCAACGCGTCGACAGCGGCGGGGCGCAGGGAGCGGGGTTCACGCTCGCCCGCGGTGAGAACACGTTCACCCTCGACCTGTTCGGCGCATCCACGACGCAGCCCCATTCGAACGTGCAGGCGTGCCTCATCCTGAACTACACGTCCGGTAAGAGCGCCTCAGGGGCGAAGGTCCACAACCAGACGACGATCTGGTCGATCGGGTTGGACTACGCGGCCGATAGCGCGTTCCGGCTCGGCGCCGCGGCCGCTGCTCCCGTCATCCCGGAAACCCAGTATTGGACTAACAGCGTGGGGTTCCGGGCGTTCGGCGTCATCCTCGGGTCCTCGTTGCAGCAGGCATGGTCGTTAACAGCGGAGCGCGCGTCCGGGGAGGGTGTCGGCGCAGGGTGGGCGAGCGCGTTCCTCGGTGTCATCAGGTCCGACAGCGAGGCCGGCGTGCAGCAGGCGTTCGGGTTGCTGACCCACGAGTTCGACCGGTATCCGAACGACCTCGCCAACCGCATGGACCTCGAGACGACCCGAACGTACCGGATGGACTCGCTGCAGGCATCGTGGGTGATGGCTTACATGCTTCTCACACACCACTCGATCAAGTTCACGACGGATGACCTCGACATCGACGGGTACGCCGACGCGGACGGCGCCGGCCTTGTCCTTAACGTGTTCCGGACGGATACAGGGGAGCGCCTCTACCAGTTCACGAGCGGGGCGAACGGTGTGACCGACACCGTCATCTACGATAACGTCCTGACATACGCGGCGGAGATCCAGGAGGACGCGACTCACGTCGGACGGTCCCCGAACTTCACACCATCCGGCAGCCCGTAGGGGGATAGCGTGGCGACCGTCACGATCCAGCTGCGCAACCCGGGGGCCCTCAAGGTCCTCCTCTCAGACGCCGGGCAGATCGTCGCGGTCGGCCAGGCCCTCGAGACCAACACGGCTCAGGCGGCCACCAGACGGAAGACCCGGACGGTGGGGATGGCGATCGACACGCAGACCGCCCTCGCTGTCACAGCACGGAAGGCGTGGACGGTTGGGATCGCGGTCGACACCGAATCCGCCCAATCCGTCACGCGCCGGAAGACCAGGACGGTTGGGCAAGCAACGGAGACCGACACGGGCCTCCCGCTCGTCCAGGAGATCGTCGTCCAGGTCGGCCAGGCTGTGGAGACGGACACCGCTCAGGCCGTCACCCGTCGGAAGACCAGGCTGGTGGGTCAAGCCGCGGAGACGGACACCGCGCAGAGCGTGACGTCCCGGAAGACCCGGACGGCAGGACAGTCTGTCGAGACGGACACCGCGCAGAGCGTGACCCGTCGGAAGACCAGGCTGGTGGGTCAAGCCGCGGAGACGGACACGGCGCAGGGCGTGACGTCCCGGAAGGCCTGGGCCGCCGGGCAGGCTGTCGAGGTGGACACGGCACTCGCCGCTGTCGCACGGAAGGCACGGCAGGTCGGGTTGGCCGTCACGACCGAGGTTGCGATCGCGGTCGCGCGTGCGAAACGGCTCCTCACCGGCCAGGCCGTCGAGACGGACACCGCCCAGGCCGTCACGTCCTCCGGGAACAAGACCATCCTCGTCGGGCAAGCCGTCGAAACAGACGCCGCGCAAGCCGCGACCGCCCGCAAGACGCGCGCGGCAGGGCAAGCCGCGGAAACGAACAGCGGCCAGCCGGTCACCACCCGCAAGGCACGCCAAGCAGGGCCAGCCGGCGAAGCGGACACCGCCCAGTCGGCCGCGTCCAGGAAGACCGGGGCGGTAGGCCAGGCCTCCGAGCTCGATCAAGCCCTCGCCGCTGTCGCACGGAAGGCCTTCACGGTCGGCGTCGCAATCGAGACGGACACCGCTCAGGCCGTCACCCCGCCGCCGGTCGGGACAATTCGCGGGTTCGTCAGAACCGTCACCCGGAACCTCTACCGCGCCCTCACCCGATCCCGAAACCGGCCCGCCGCCGCGACCGTGATCACCGCGGAACCTCGCACCGTGTCGGACACACGGAACCTCCACCGGACACACACAGCTTCCCGGAGCCTCTACGACACCTACACGAGGAGCGAATGATGGGACGATCAGGCCTCGGGTACGTCGGCGGCATCCGCCGCGTCGACCTCGAGTTCTACAACGCCGCAGATGAGCTCGCCGACCCGACCACCATCGTCGTCGAGTTCACCGAGCCGGGCCAGGCCGAGGTCCAGCTCACCTGGCCGACCGCGTCGACGCCACCCGTGGTGAAAGACGCCGTCGGCCTGTTCCACTTCGACTGGCCCATGGCACGGGAAGGCACCCACACCTACAAGTACAAGGGCACCGGAGCCGTCGCCGCCGCCGGCGCCGGCGCGTTCGTCGTCGCCGACACCCCCCAGGACTAAGGCAATCGGTCGATCCGCGCAGCGATCCGCTCGAGAAGCGCTTGCTGGCCAAGCAACAGATCCCGGATGTCAGACAGCGTCGTCGCCTGCTCCGCCGCTGCGTGGTGCGCACCTTCACCCTCGATCGTTAGGAGGGACGCCAACCCGGCAGCCGCGCGCCGCTGCTGCACGGACATCAAGAACGCGTCGGCTTTCTGCGCATCCTCTGTCGAGAACGCAAGGAGGTGGCGCGCACCGTCGACGCGCACGGCAATAGCGACAGCGGTCTTCCCACGGAAGATGACGCCGAATCCGGCGTCAAAATCACCTCCGACCGGGAGGATCCCACCGAGTGCCCCTTTCAAGCTACCGGGTCTGCCGACGGAAGCGGCGAGCAGATCAGTCCCGGCGACTTGGATCACCGTGGCGTCGCGGCGCAGCATGTTTGCGTACGACACATGGATGAACGCGAACCCGCCATCTTCCACGGCGACCAGGATCCCATCGGTCCGCTCTGACGCTGTCGGATGTCCACCAATGTACGTCGCCTCACTCATTGTGCGCGGCGAGCGGCGATGAGGAATGCGGTACCGTGGCGCCCATGAGTGATGACCCTCCTTCAGACGTCTTGGAGCGGGAAGCGGTGCAGGATGTAGCGAGGCTCATGCTCACTTGGTCCGCGCGCCTCGGCGACTCTTCCCAGGTTGGCCGCCGCCTCGCCCGCTCCGCTGAGGCTGGTCTCCTCCTCCTTCAAGACCAGCGGCAAGACGGTCGGCCGCCGCGGCCTCAGGACTGACAGGAGCCACAACAGAGGCAGGTAGTGGCTCCGTTCCCCAGAGCTGCCCGAGGGTGAAGGCCTTCCCAGTGGTCTTCGCCAAATTCTCCGAGATCTCTACTAGGTCCGCTACGTGCGGGCCCTTCTGCCGTCCTGTGACACCGGAACGCCAACGCGTAGCCGTCGGGTACGAGACGCCAGCCTTGTAAGCGATCTCCATGGGATCGTCGGTGCCCACAATGGCGACAAGACGGACCCAGAGAGGCGACGGTTCGCTCATCACGCCGAAGATATTCACTTCGAGCCCTTGCGCGCACGCAACGTCAGGTGCTAGCTTGCACTCATGACTCATTGCAGTCTTGCAATCACACAAGATCTCGCCTCCGCAGTTAGAGACGCAAGACATGAACGTGGCCTGTCGATCACAGAAGCATCCGAACTCGCCGGGATCGACCGAGTGACGTGGTGGAGGATCGAAACGGGTCGGTCGCGTCCTGGAATCGACACTGCACAAGCGATCGCGGATGCGCTCGGCGTGCAATTCGGCGACCTCATCCATGAGTCTGAAGGTACTCCCGTTCCCACCGGTCGTGGGAAAAGCAACGGGGTCGGCACCGCCGCGAAGCGAAGCGCCGACCCCGTCGAGCACGAAGGAGACTAGATCATGCCTCGGACATACTCCCGTCCGGGTCGGCCGCTGTCCCCGTATGGCCACTTGGACAGGGCTGCGGAGCAACTCGTCGAAGCGCGCGGTCGGCTGGTCGGCGCTCTGGACGGCGTCGCGCTCGCCGTCCGTGCATTGAACGTGACGGACGCGCAGCTGCGTGAGCTGCGTGAGTCGTTGATGACGAGCTACCCGGCGGCGGCGTGATGGCGACGTGGGCGGAGACCGGGCAGCACCGGGATCGCGGTGGTCGCGGTGGGTGACGTCATCGACTTCACCGGATTGCGCCGCATCCCCATCGACGACGACGAACCCGCCGGTCGTGGCGTAGGTGACGCGCATCGGCGGGTCGTGGAGGCGCGTGGTGCGGTCGCCGCGGCGATGCGCGCGTGGAACACGTCCGGGTCGATCGTGGATCTCGAACGGGCGGTCGACGCGGCATGCGAATACCAGCAGGCCTGTAGCAGTGCGGGTGAGCGGCGGGCGTCGTGGTTGGCGCGGGCGGTGGGGCTGTTCGCCGCGGGTGTGACCGCCGGGTTGTCCCTCGTCGCGTTGGCGGCGGCGGCGGTCGGGGGGTTGTCGTGATGGCGCGGGAGAAGCAGCTCGCGGCGTTGGAGTTAGCGAACCGTGTCCGGTTCGAACGTGCGGACTGGAAACACAGGATGCGCCGCGCCCCGTTCCAGGCGGCGGCGATCGCGACGGTCGCGCTTCTGCGTGGGGTGCCGTGGTGGGCGGAACGGATGCGCGTAGCGGATGTGATCGACGCGCTGCCGGGTATCGGCCCTGCCCGCGTCACCCGTGTGCTTCGCTGCGCCATGGTGCCGGCGACGGCACGGATCGGCGGGTTGACGGAGAGGCAGCGCGAAGCGCTCGTCGACGGGATACGCCACCTGGCGGCGGTGAAAGGGTCCGGGTTGGCGGTGCCGGCGTGAACGTCGGGACGCTCGTGACGTGGTGGGATGAGACGTTGCAGGCGCCGTTGGCGGGGACGATAGAGGCCGTCGACGGTGCCGTCGTATTCGTCCGCCGGCACGGGAAGCCGTACCGGCTGCAGTTGATCGAGGTCCGTGAGCTACGTACGGGTCCGCGCCCTTCCGCCGGCCAGTTCGCGATCCCGACGCGCGGACCGGGAACGTGACGGTGGCGAGCGGACCGGGAACGTGACGGTGGCGAGCGGAATCCATGACCCCGGGCCGCCGAGCGTCGAACGTCAAGCGAGCCGCCTCCGTGAGAGCCGCGGGTTGACGAGGTACACGATCGCCGTCGCGCAGAACTTGGAGGCCGCCGCACCCGTCCACTTCGTCACGGTCGCGGGGGAGACGGTCCTGATGCCGCGTGAAGGGGCCCGTGCGACGGTTCCGCTCGTGGTGATGGGTCCGGACGGACGGCCGACGTTCGTCGTCGCCGCCGGGTTGTGGCGGTGGTGTGTCGAGACGGAGCTACTCGCGAACTACGGGGAGGACTTATGAGCGATCTCGTGCACGCGGCCGGTGTCGATGCTGACGTGTCGGAGGACCCGACCGGGGCGATCCCGTCCCGCGGTCGGGATTCGAAGCCGAAGATGAGTGAGGTCCTGGTGACGGTGGCGCCGCAGGATGTCGTCGTGTTGGAGGGTTTCAACCTGCGGTCTGCGGTCGACGCGGACGCGCAGGCGGAGCTAGTCGCGTCGATCGGTGAGCTGGGGGTGCTGCAACCACTGGTGTGCGACACCGTCGCCGGCGAGTACGTCCTCGTCGACGGTCACCGCCGCCGTGACGCGGCGATCGCGCTCGGCCTCACGCACGTCCCCGTCGTCGTGCGTGACGACAGGGACGACGCGAACCTCGCCCGCGCCTTAGTGTTGAACCTCCGCCGGCAGGGTTTCAACCCGGTCGACGAGGCGAACGGGTACCAGAAGCTGATCGCGGCGGGCCGGACACGCGATGAGGTCGCACGCCTCGTCGGGTGCTCACCGGAGCACGTCGCCGGGAGATTGCGGCTCCTGAAGTTGCCGGACGGGGTGCGTGACCGGTTGGCGCAACGGGAGATCCCCGTCGCCGCGGCGCGGAGCCTCGAGCAGATCGCGGTCGTGTCACCCGCCGTCGCCGGCGTCGTCGGTGACGCCCTCGCCGGCGGGGCGATCACCGCCGCCGAACTCGAGCGCGAACCCGCAGCCGCCGTCGCGGAAGCCGTCGACGCCGCCACCGACCCACCATTCATGTTCAGCGTCTTCACGAGCTACGGCCGCTACCCCGGGTCGATCGAGACGCAGTTGACCGGCACCGGGTTCGCGCGGGAAGCGTTCGGCGACCTGCACGCGGCGGGTGAGAGGTGGCTTCGCCTTGCAGTCGCCGACCCCCAGTACTACCAGCAGCTCCGTTTGGAAGAGGACGCTGTGGATGCGGCCCGCGCGTACGGGTGCCTCCTCGACGTCACCAACGCCGACGACGACAGCCGGCGCGGGTGGGGTGGCCGGTGGTTCACCGACCCCGAGTGGGTCGCGGACGCGCTTGTGCAACGCTTCGAAGCGGAGATCGGGAAGCTCGAACGCGCCGCCCGGAAACGCTCCGGTGTGAAACCCACCGCCGGCGACGCGGAAGCGGAGGATGGGGAGAAGGCCGAGCGGGCCGCCCTGCGGGAGCAGGACGCCAGGGAACGCCGCGACGCGACGATCCGTAACGCGGCGCTCGCCGCGGAAGCGTTCGTCAACGTCACCGCGGATCACCATCCCCTCGACCAGGCCCGCCTCGTCACGTACCTCGCGCTCATGGCCTATGAGGACACCGTCGCGCAGGGCGCACGGCTGTGCGAGCGGGAGCACCGCTTCGAATCGACACGGGAGACGAAGAGCGGGGCGGTGACGAAGACGACGTACACCACCCGCGGCGTCGCGTGGGGCCGAGTCGTTGAGGATGTGATGAGTGCGAAGACCGCGGACCAGGTCATCGGCGCCGCCGTCCGGTACCTCCTCGAGGGGTGGTTGTGCGACCAGGCCGCCGTCGCGCGTAGCGACCGGCGCCACCAACCGATCCCCGGGGCGTACACGTACGGTGGCGTCACGCCGCTCGAGGCGGAGATCCCGCGGCTCCTCGTCGCGCTCGCCGACGGGTGGGCGCCGCAGGAGCTGCTCGCACCGGTGCGTGACATCGCCGCCGCCGCCGCGGCCGCCATCCTCGATGCCGGGGACGAGGAGGCGCCGTGACCGGCGCGGCGCACCCCGCGGGTGTGTGGGCCCGTGTCCTTCACCCCGACGTCGAGGCGGCGATGGCCGCTGCGGAGCGCACCGCCGCCGCTGCGCTCGAGCGCGGCGACGCGAAGGCCCTCAGTGACGCGTACGCAATTCGCCGCAACGCCCGCGTCGCGGTGCTCGAGGTTGAGATCGCCCGGGCGGTCGCGGCGCGCGACGACCACGGCCGCCACGTCCTCGAGCGGGCCCGGGCGGCGCTTCGCGTGCAGATACTGCGGCGCGAGCTCCAGCTCCTCGATGGGAGGGGTGCGCGGTGACTGGGAAGCTGTTCACGGCGGCGGAGGCGGCGGCGGAGCTGCGGTGCCATGAGAAGACGGTGCGGCGGATGATCGGCCGCGGCGAGATCCCCGCGAGGATGGTCGCGGGCAAGTGGTTGATCGACCCGATGGATCTCCCGACCAGGCAGGACATCAACTACCGCCCGCAGAGTCGGCCGGCGCGGGTGAGGGTGATGGGCGACGGGCCGTGCGTTCAGGCCGCCCGCCGGGTCCTCGCCGCACGGGAAGCCGAGGCCGCATGACCACCATCGCCCTTCGCCCTCTTCTTCGACGCCGCGGCGGTCTGGGCGTGTCGCCGGGCGTTCGCGGCGGCGGCGTGGATGTCGGGGCGGTCGGGGTCGAGTTGCGCCTCGGCGAACAGGTGCCCGTAGACACGTTCGATCAGGCGGGGGGTGCTGTGCCCCATCAGGTACGCGACTTCGCGGCTGGTGCGGTGCTCCGCTATCCACAGGCTCGCGGCGGTGTGCCGCAGCATCTTCGGCGGGAGCGTCACCTTCGCAGTGTCGGCGGCGGGCCCCCAGACCCGTCCGCGCCAGTTCGCCCAGTTGCGGATCCCGAGGACCAGTTCCTCGTCCTCGCCGCGGGTGAGGTTGGCGAGGTCGTCGGCGAGGACACCGATGATCGGGACGGTGCGGACCGACCCGGTCTTCGTCTCGCCGCTGGCGCGGGCGCCGTGGCGGATCGTGACGGTCCGTTCGGTCACGTCACGCCACTGCAGGGCGATCGCCTCCGACGGGCGGCACCCGGCGTACGCCATCAGCGACACGCACGCCCTCCCGCTCGCCGAGGTGATGCGGGCGCGTACCGCCTCGACGTGGTCGACGGGGATCGGGTCGTGCTCCGCGCGCTTCCAGGTGAGGGCCTTGAGCCCGGCGCAGGGGTTCGCGTCGATGATGTCGTCTGCGACGGCGGCGCCGAGACACGCGGACAGGATCGACGTCGAACGTTGCGCACGGTAGGTGGTGACGCCGTCCTCGAGCAGCCCGGTGCGCCACTCCCGGACCAGGCGGCGGGAGAGGTCCCGCAGACGGGTCGTTCCGAGGTGAGGCAGGACGTACCGGTCCATCGTCTCGGAGCGTTCCTTCACCGTGCCGGCCTCCCATTCCCGGCCGTGCGTGTCGATCCACTTCGGCGACCACTGCCGGAGCGTCATGTGGGAGCCGGTGGAGTGCGCGCCGCGGGCGATATCACCGAGCAACGCCATCGCTTCCCTTTTTGTAGCGAAGCGGCGGGTGTGCTGGCGGCCGCGCTCCCACCAGTCGACCCGCCACGGCTTGCGGGCCCGCCACGACTCCTGGATCAACGACGGCATGAAAGGACCTCCCAATGGCGACGGTGTTTGAGGACAGGCTCGCTGAGGTGTGCGCACGGCCACTCGCGAAGGGGAGCGCACAACCCCGGCGGCCAGGAGATGTGTCTGCTCGAGGCGGCGGCGTACGTGGCGGGCGAGCCATGGAGTGACAGTCCGGAGTGCGTGTCGCCGGTGCTCGCCGCGTTCGGCCGCTCGTGGAACGACGCCCTCGACGACGAGAACCGGCAGATGTTGAAGCCGTTCATCCCGCGCCTGGTCGGCACCGCCGCCAGACGCGCAGCGGACGCTGCGTGGGCCGCTGCGCGGGAGGTTCTCGCGCCGACGGTGGCGGAGCCGCAGCAGTCGGCGCTCAGGCTGTTCGACAGGATGATCACCGCAGGATCGACGGAGGCGTCATCCGGTCAGAATACCGCCCAGACCGTTGCAACTTCAACGGCAAGTAAGAGGGGTGGGTCCCGGTCGTGATCCTGGAACCGTACTGTTCATCGGATGGAGGATACGGGATTCGAACCCGTGGCCTCCGCCTTGCAAAGGCAGTAGACAGCGATACCGGTACGTCCCGGCCCGTCCCGACACGGGCGTTTTCGCCCTGCACACCCCCGGAATCAGCCGGGGAACCAGTTGCCGCCGCTGACCCGCTCTCGGGGCCCGCCGGGACACGAACCACGGCAACTTCCACGGCACACGCCAGTAAGGAGGGCGACGATGATCGAGACCGGACGGATGACGGGACTGTGGGAGCTCATCGCCGGGGAAGGGCGCCGCGAGACCCTGCACATCACGATCGAGCTCCCCTCCACACCCGCCACCCGCGACAGGCTCCGGATGAGGCTCGGGCAGACGATCGAGTTCCGCATCCCCGGGGCGTACGCCCAAACCGACCGGAAGGAGAAGACCACCTAGGTCGACCCGCCGCTGGCGCGGCGGTCGACGGAGAGCCTGACTCCGACGCTCCCAGGACTCGGACCTGGTCGAGCGCATGCGGCCCGCCGCCGGGCGCGGTGTCAGGCAGCCCGGCACACCGCACCATGCGAGAGGGCGAAGGCGAACCAGTCCCCCTGGCGGGCGGCCTGGTCGACCGGAGCCCCGCGCCCGCCTCCGTCCGCGACCGGGCGGCGGCGGGCGCTTCCCAACCCCGCACCATGCGAGAGGGCGAAGGCGAACCAGTCCCCCTGGCGGGTGGCCTGGTCGACCGGAGCCCCGTGCCCGCCTCCGTCCGCGACCGGGCGGCGGCGGGCGCCCCCCAACCGGACAGGCGCTTCACCGTCCGCGGCGCCGGGAAAGCAGCCACCATCGCGCTCCTCGCCGCCGCGGCGATCGCCGCGTTCCACTCCGACGAAGCCGCCGGCGCCGTCACGAAACCGCAGGCACTCGTCCTGCGCGCGTACGAGCCGCGCGTCTGGGTCGGTGACGTCCCGGCCGGCGCCGTCGAATCATCCGTCACCGTCTCACACCGCACCTGGACGGACGACACCCTCTACGAGGAGGCCGCCGGCCCGGCGTGCCGGTGGAAGAGCGTCATCGGCCACGGCCACACCGGCGTCCTCGTCGTCCACCACGACGACTGCCGAGCCCACCACCCGCGCGCCACCATCACCTGGGTCCCGCGCCCCGGACCCCGGCCGCGCGTCCTGCGAGTCAGCGTCCAAGCGCAGTACCTCATCGCCCGCGAGGTCCCCAGCGACGTAGGCGAGCCCGAAGTGCCCAGCGACCTCGTCCTTCTGTGTAGCGTCGTCCCCGCCGACCAGGTCCCGCCCGACGCAATCGAGCTGTCCGGGCGTGACCGGTTCCGACGCGCCCAGGCGTACCTCGCGGGACCGGTGACGCCGTGAGACGGGTCAGATCACCTACACCACAGGACTGCAGCGTCATGGCCGTGCTCTGGAGAAGCGACGGCGACGTCCTGAATATGTTCTCTCCCGGTGAGCTCGACGACGAACCACACAGCGGCTGGTTCGCCGATTTGGTCGCTTCCGAAATGGGAATCACCGTCCAGGCGGCTTCAGGATCACTGATCCGCCTCGTGCGGTTGGGGTACCTCGACCGCACGCTTGCCATGAACGGCCTGCGGAATCCGTGCTGGATGTACACGATCGCCCGACCAAGGAAGCCAGATGGCGCAACGAGGACATCCGACAGGACGGCCTGCCACGCGCGAAAGCCAGACCGCCAGAGCACCCCGGCGTGATCGTCTCTTTCGACAGCCGATATGGGCCCTTGCGCTATGCGACAGACGTGTTCACCGACTGGCGGGCGAACCTCCGTGCGATCGCCCTCGGCCTCGAGGCTCTGCGCAGGGGTAGATCGGTACGGGATCACACGCGGCGGGAACAATACGCCGGCTGGCGCGCGATCGAAGCCGTATCAGGGGCCGGTGAAACGCTCATCGACCGCGGCCGGCGACTCATCACCATGCATGGCGGTGTCGCCGCCGCGATCAAGGCCACCCATCCCGATACAGGCGGGAACCGCCACGGCCTCGAAGCCGTTCTCGCCGCCCGCGACTCGGGAGAGGTCACATCATGAAGTGGCTTCGTCGCCTCTTTCGCCGTCGACGGAGTGCTAGAGATGCCGCCGCGGCTGGCGCCGTGATCGTGACTCCAGAGCAGCTCGAGCAGCTCGCGGTGGCGGTCGCGGGAAGGCGCCGGGGTGGCGGGGATTGCTTCGCGCAGGGCTGCAGGCGTCGGTCCGCCTACCGGGACATCGTCGAGCTGTACGACCTGACCGCTCCGCACGAGGGGGCGCCGGCACCGGACCCGATGCGGGTGAGGCTCGGTCTCTACTTGTGCGAACGTCACGCGGAGCGCCTGCGACTCACGACGAAGGGCAGGAGCCTGCGGATCTCGATCGACCCGGCGCGACGGCGGAAGGTCGATGAGGTCCCGAAGCCGCCGGTGGTGGCGCCATGAGCGCGCTGATTCCCGACAGCGGTGAGCTCCTGGCCGTCGCTGTCACGTTGGTGGTCGTCGCTCTCGCCCTGATCGTCGCCGCGGTGCAGGCGTGGTGGCTGAACAGGCGCGGCCGGTGACGAACACCCCGCCGCTTCCCCGACGTATCACCCCGGCGGTGCTCGAGCAGCTCGCGCGGCCGTTCCCGGCCGCGCAGGCGCGTGCGATGACAGAGAAGGAGTTCCAGGCGGCTGTCGTCGCGTTCGCCGATGCGCTCGGCTGGTGGTCGTACCACCCGCATGACTCGCGCCACAGCCAGAGGGGGTGGCCGGACCTCTCGCTCCTTCGCGGCCCGCGACTCGTGTTCCTCGAGCTGAAGAGACACGGCGGGAAGGTGACGCCGGCCCAGGCCGACTGCCATGACAGGTTCCGTGTCGCCGGTCAAGAGATTCACGTGTTCCGGCCGGAGGATTGGCCGGCCATCGTCCATCTACTCGTCAAGGAGCCTGAGTGGCCGAGATGAAAACGTGCCCTGATTGCGGGGCGCCGATCCCCGAGAACAGTGCATGGTGCCCGAAGTGCGGGTCGACGCTGCGCGGCCGCTCGAGCTACGCGGAGACCGGAGCAGCGATCCGGCAGGCGCAGCAGCGTGCCGTCACCGCGGGAGACCTCACGGGCCGCGACTGGAAGGTTCTCACCGCGGTTTTCGCGCTCGTCGCTTCGTACAGTCGCCTGACCGACCGGCTCACGGTCTCGCAGCTCGCGGCGGCCGCTGGCGTCGACGAGCGCAGCACAAAGCGCTCCCTCGCCCGCCTGCGCGATCGCGGTGTCATCACACGCACCGAGAGCCGTGGCCGGCGCCCCGCCGAGACCGGCCTGCCACCCGCTCAACAGTGGTCGGCTACGACCACTGTTACACCCGAACAGGGGTCGCCTACGACCAAGGTTGAACCAGGGGCGCCCACGACCACGGTTGCCTCGGAACAGTGGTCGGCTACGTCCACGGTTGGTGATGTCAACGGTGGTCGAAATGGTCCTCCAACAGTGGTCGCAGACGACCACCCACCCGAGAAGACCGAGAAGAAAGCAGCGCGCGCGCGCGACGGCGACCCAGCATCAGCGCCGTCCGGCCTGGCCGGTGGCCGGCCGGCGCACGTCACCGAGATCCACGACTACCGACCAACCGACCCGCACCTCGCCGCGCAGATCGAACGGGCCCGCCTAGCGTGCGCGATGAGATCCCAGCTCGAGCTCGCCGTCGAACCAGGCCGCGGCGACGAGATCGCCCGCCGCGCCGCCACGAACAGCCACCACCACGACCGCGATGAGGGCGCCGTCATCGAACAGGAGGCAATCGCCACGTGACGACGCCCAGCACGCCGCCGACGAGGGAACAGATCATCGATACAGCCCGGCGTGTCTGCACTCTGGAGCAACTCGAGGCGATCGAGCTGTATGAGAGCGATGAACGTCCCGGATACCGCACAATTGCCCTACGCCTCGGCATCGGCGTCACCACCGTCCGAGACCGCATAGACCGAGGCATGGAACGCGTAATGGTCCAGATCGCGAAGGAGACTGAGAGTGGCGACATCTAAGCTCTACGCCCGCCTTCAGCGTCAACGCCGGCGCGCCACGGAGACGCCCGCGCCGCGCATGACCGGGAGGTCAGCGGGCGGCGACGAGCAACGCCTGCGCCTCATCCCTGTCATCGGCCGTGGCTGTGGCGGCGGAGCGACTCCAGGCAGCCGGCCCACCGACATAATTCGAGGACGCACGACATCCGAAGAACGGTGGTAAGCTCACATCTGCCCACCAATAGGTGAGCCCGGTACATGCCCCGGGCGTGACGCCAATAGCGTCATCGGCAAAGCGGCTGCCCTCGAAAGCCCGCACGCACCCCCACACCCGAAGTGTCTCTACACCCCGCCCGTCGGGGTGTTCGTCGTCATGGCCAAGATCTGTCCGACATGCAGCCGGATGCACTCTGGACCAGCGGCACATTGCCCGACCCATGAGACCGAACGCAGACGCATCGACAACGTCCGCCTCGCCGCGAAGGCGACGGCGCATGGCCGGCGCACCAAGCACTGGGTGACCCTCCGCGCCCAGCGTCTCGAGCTCGACGCCCACACATGCCAGCGCTGCCACGGCACCGAGTGCGGCAACAAGAACATGACCGTGCACCTCGACCCGCGCCTCGGTGGAGACCACTCCGCCGCAACGATCGATGACGTCACGTCTCTCGGCCGCTACTGCCACGGCATCGTCGACGGTGGCCGATCACGCCGCAAGGGGGGGGTAGCAGGCAGACGCACGCCTGAGCAGTCCCCGGTCCCCAAGTTTACACGGACGGAAACGTGACTGACCGCATTTCAAAAACGCCCCCTCAATCTCGTGCGAAAGGCCGCGCGTCTCAATCTCGTGCAAAGCGCCGCGCTCCCGAGCCACCACCACCGGAGGACTTCGTCGATGACGACGACTGGGACGATGGCGACGAGGACGATGAGTCCGACCGCGAGCGCTCCTTCGACTCCGACCGGGTGTACGCCGGAGCGTTGGCGGCGGCGGCCGGCTCGATCGCGAAGCTCTATCCGAACGAGGACGACCGGCAGCTGTTCGCGGAAGCCGCCGAGCGGTACGCCCGGGCGGTCGAGCGGTCACACCGCGTGCAGGCCGAGTGGGAGGGGCTCGGCCGCCCGACGCTCGCGCGCGGGTCGATGGGGCAGCGGGTGGAGCACCCGCTCATGAAGATGATCCGTGAGCACGAGCGTGAGGTCTCGGTCCTCGCCAAGCACGTCGGCCTCGAGCCGGCGTCGCGCGCGCGTCGTCCCGCCGCCGGCCGGCCGACGGGCGCGGCGAGCGCACCCGACCGGGCCGCACCGCCCGCCGTCACCCCGTCGAGCAAAGCCCGGATGGTGCGGGTCAAATGAGCACGACGACCGCCAAGCCCCGCCCGAGCAGGCAACGACGCCGGCCGGACTGGGCGACCTACGCCGCAGGCAGCCGCGTCGACCACTTCGCCCACTGGACCCAGACCCACTGCATCCAGAGCGTCGACCAGTTCGCCGGCAAGCCGCTCGTGCTCGAGCCTTTCCAGCTCGAGTTCATGGGCGAGGCGCTCGCCGTCGACGTCGACGGCTACCCGTTCTGGCGGATCGTCATCCTCATCCTCCCACGGAAGGGCGGGAAGACGACCCTCTCGTCGGCGTACGCGGTGTATCACGTCGATACGGAGGACGGCCGCCCTCGCGTGCAGCTCGCGGCGTCGAGCGAGGACCAGGCGAGTGAGCTGTTCGACGGCGCCGTCGCGTTCATCCGTGACTCGTCGTACCTGAGCCAGCTCTTCCACATCCGCGACTACATCGGTGAGATCGCCCGCGTGGACGGCCGCGGTGTGATCGAGCGGATGACCGCGGAGTGGCGTCGCGCGCACGGCCCGAACCCGTCACGCGTCGTCCCGGACGAGCTTCACACGTGGACGACCAGGTCCCACCGCCGGTTCTGGGCGGGGTTAATCACCGGTGACGCCGCCCGCCGCGACTTCCAGGTGTTCGGGATCACGACGGCGGGTGAGGCAGCGGACCGGGAGAGGAGCATCCTCGGGCAGCTCCTCGACCGGAACGAGAACGGGCCCGGCAACCAGGTCGTACGCCCCCGTCCCGGGTTGACGATCAGCAGGGACTTCGAGGCGCGCGTCCTGATCTACAACTACAGCGCGCCCATCGCCGGCCACAAGACGCCGCGTGACCTGCGGATGGACGTCAAGACGATCAAGCTGGCGAACCCCGCGTCGTGGGTGACGATCCCGTTCCTCAAGGCGAAGGCGGCAGACCCGGCTCTCAGTGACGCCGAGTTCCTGCAGTTGCACGGGTGTGTGTGGGCGGAGGGCGAGGACGTGTACATCCGCCGCGACGACTGGGCCGCCCTCGCCGCCCCTGACGCCGGCGGCCCCCTCGAGTTCGTCGAGCCGGGCCGCGTCGTCGCGCTCGGTGCGGACGGGTCCCGGTCGCACGACACGACCGTCGTCGCGTGGGCGTCACCGGCGGACGACGGGTACGTCGACGTCGACGCGCGCGTGTTCAGCGTCCGGCGGGACGCACCGCACCACGAGCTCCACCCGTCCGGCCGGATCGACTATGAACGCGTCGAGGACTTCATGCTCGAGTGCTTCAGCGACTACCAGGTCGCGGAGGCGGCGTACGACCCAAGGTACCTCGAGCGCAGCGCCGACATCCTCACCGCCCGCCTCGACGAGGACTGCCTCGCCGCGGTCGAGCCGAGCAGCAAGCACATGCGTGACGCGCTGTCGGCGTTCCACCGCGCCGTGATCGACGGCCGCGTCCGCCACCGCGGCGACCCTGTCTTGGCCGCGCACATCGCAGCCTGCAAGGGCACCCTCGACGAGAAGGGCTGGATCGTCCGCAAACGCGACCACGCCCGCCCGATCGACGCGGTGATCGCGATGGCGCTCGCGTACTGGCGGGCCGAGCTCCTCGACGACTACGGCGACGCCGGCGTCGACTTCGGCGACGACGAGCTGGAGGAAGACGTCGACGAGTACTCCGACATCTACGACGACGAAGAGAGCGACGAATGACGATCGCGTTGCTGGCAGCGGTGCTCGTCGCCATCGGATTCATCTCCGGAGCGACGATCGTCGCGATGTTGAACGGCCGCGCACCGAGGTGGGTCGCCGGCGCCGCGTACCGCGCTCGCGGGAAACGCGTCGTCAGAGTCCACATCGAGCGTCGCCTCGAGTCGCAGGAAGGCATCATCGGTGAGACCGACATGACGCTCGAGGGCATCCTCCTCGGACGGTGGTCCGGGATGTACGTCCTGATCCGCGCGAAGGTCATCGGCGAGGACGACGCCCACACGAGCCTCGTCGGCGACGTCGAGGTCCCCGCCGACCGCGTGATCTTCCTGCAGACCATGGGCGGCGGCCAGTGATCCTCGCGACGCCATACGGCAACCGGTACCACCGGGCGTTCGAAGGGACCGACTTCCTGCCACCACCCGACGCGGACGTCGGCCTGGGCGGCCTGATGCGCCGGCGCCGCGACCTGTCCGTCACCGCCGTCGCGTGCGCCGTGAAGCTCGTCGCCGAGACGATCGGCGGTTTCGTCATGCGCACATACGAAGGTGACAGCGTCGCCCGCGTGCCGCTCCTCGACGACCCCAACGCCCGGCTCTTCCAGCAGCCCGCGGAGGACGTCTCCAGCTTCGAATTCTGGAGTGACGTCGCGACGTCACTCGAGCTTGAGAAGCACTCCGTCACATGGAAGGTTAAGGCAGGCCGCCGCGGCGTCGACGAGCTGATCCCGATGGACCCCGGGTACTTCCGGATCTACCGGGAGAAGCCGACGTCACCGATGATCGTCGAGGCCCGCGTCGACGGTGCGGTCCGCAACGTCACCCGGGACGTCGTCGTCGTACGCGGCTGGGCGACCGTCCCCGGCGTCGACGGTGTCAGCACACTGTCCCTGCACAAAGAGATGCTCCGCGGCGCCCGATCCTACG